ACTCAGGCGATGTTAGATTAGGGTCTAACATTGTTTGGGGTTTCATGCTACTACCTCCTCTAATTGTGGTTCAGGAATATTTGCAGGGACTACATTTGTGTCCACTATTTTATAATTATCATCATAAGAATGATTGATTGAATAACACTCCCATTTTGAATCTTCTGTGAATACATATACAAATTCTTCACAAGCATTAGCATTATTCACATAATCATCAAAGTTTAAATCTAATCTAGGTTCAGTATTATCGCCTCTATCATTATAATATAGAGGGGCAGTATGACCTAATTCTTTCATATCCCAGTCATCATTTGAATCGCATGATGACATATCACCGCCGTCAATTAGTTCAGCAACTTGCTCGAATGTGTTAAACTTTGCTTTCAAAGTAACACCTAACCACTCAGGATAACCATCCCAATGATGATAAACAGATAGAATACTTCCATCTTTTAATTGTAATCCAATTCGAGATCTTGTTGCCATAATTAATAATTAGTAAGGTAAGATGGGGCAAGAGGGTGTACATATAGATTAAGGATTCAAACCTTAAATATGTCCGTTGCCCCAGTTGTTTGTTAATTAGTTACCAGCATTTCCATCAACATATGCTTCAATTACATCTAGTAATTCAGCACCAGTTTGTGCTTCTTCTAGTGAAAAGAATAGATCGTTGATTTCAAATGAAGTAGTCATTTTAAGGAATAAGTTAAACAACAATGCCCAGTTTAGAGTCAGATTGACATGACTATATTTCAATTAAAGATAACTTTTTACTGGTAACTTTTGATGTAAATCATAAGTAATATAATTTCTTATATCACTAAATTCAGGATCAGTTCCAGCAGGTTGTTTGGCAATATTCTTTTGAAAAGTATTCAAACGATCTGCAATTATGTTACTAAGAGCAGCGTACTCTTCATTTGTAAATGTGATTGTTTTCATTTAATTGCCTCATTAATACTAATATAACAGATCCACGAGTGAATGGCGGATTTAGTGGACACTAATCAAAGTGTCACATGGTCTAACGTTTCCAGTCCTGTTTACATGTAAAGTTAGCATAACTAAACTGTTTTCTATTAACTAACTTATAATTACCATACTGATTAGTCATAACATAACCCTCATGTTCACATATTTCATTATTAATTAAGCACTCAACATTTTCATCAGTTGTTATGCCTTCCATTAATAATAGTTTAATATCTCTTATGAAATTATATAAGTGAAACAAATTAGCATTAAATCCAGTCTGTTTCGCTAAAGCATTAGGGTCTAAATCTTTCTGCTCTCTGATATAAGAATTAACAACAATCTTTATTGCTTCACCTTGCTTTTTATCTGGAAACTTAACAAATCTAACTGCTGCTTGAGCAAGACTAATTAAGAGACTTAATTTATAATCTCTAGTGGCAATCTCGGCATTAGTTGATAAGAATTTAACCTCTTCAGCACAAGCATCTTTATAGTTAAACTTGGCAATCATATCCTTAATTGTATCACCATGATATGATGTATGAGCAGCAAATACTAAATCTTCTGTTACTATGTTATTAAATCTGTATGTAATTGTGTTTGGATTATATACACTACCACCACCAAATCCTATGAAATCGCCTTGATAAACTCCTTCAATTCTAGGTAGTTTCTCATAACATAGATGTAGGATTGATGCTACATTAGGATTAGTTCCATGATTAATTTCAATATCATAATGTGAATAATTGATCTTAATCTTTACCTTATTAAATACACTCTTAGTGCCTACAAAGAACTTATCATTTTCTGGGTTAATTCCCCACACTATAGCAGGCGCACCATCATATTTTACTGATAGTTCGCTGCTCTTATCCTTAAAGAATTTAAGTATATTTAAGGCACCATCTTTACCCTTATTAAGTATAGAATCTTCAGGATGTTCAAGATGTTTGTTTTTCATATTATTTTCCATTAGTATAAGAACCCATTAGGCAATTACCATATCTGACTTCAGCATAACCATATTCTTCAGATAGATCTAAACATAACCCCCAGCAATCATCTAATTCAACAAAAGATGTATTCTCATAAGGCGCTGATGGGCAGTGAACTGAATACCTCATTGTTGTAAAATCGCATTTCATAATTATATTATGACATAAAAAAAGACCCCTATCAAGGGGTCTTGTGCCACTTTGTAGAGTGGTTTTATTTAACTGGGTAACCTGTCGCCTTAAGAATCTCTTTAGTAAAACCTTCCAAGAATATCAAAGGCAATACAATTAGACTAAATCCATCTAATTCTTTTGCTCTCTCAATCCATGACGTAGTTGTTACTTTAGTTTCAACTTTTGGCGCCTCTGCTTTAACTTCTTCCATGATTGTGGTAGATTTTGTGTTATTTAGAGGAGCAGACTTAGGAGCAGTTGCTGTTACTTTGCGAGTGCGTCTTTTACGAGGAGTTGTTACTTTCTTCGCTGTAGATGCAGTTGGCATAAGTTTGAAATTCGTTTGTACTCTATTATTATAGGGTATGATAGGTCATTTGCAACGTCAAATGTGTCACTATCTCAACTGTCTCATGCCAGTTAATTAAATGTCACAATCCGCCTCTGGTCTTATGTATTTTCGTTTTACACTAACTTTCTTAGAGTTACTATCAATCAAATCCTCCAATTCTTCTATGTTAGGATCATCTTTCTCTTCAGAATAGTAGAACAACGCTTCACTTAGTAAGTTATATTGTTGATCTGTTAGTGTTACTTTAATGTCATACATTATCTTAAAGGTATATTAAAGGACATAATAGTTCTAGGTTTAGTTGATACTTGAGCAGGGCATTCATGTAAGATACTTGCTGGAAATGTAATAATATTGCCCTCACTAACTTGAGGCGTTTGCTTACCAATTATACCATAATAAGGATGTGGAAAGGGCGAATAAAATGTTGTAGGTATATGTTCAGTATCATCAAACTCAACATATAATACACAACTTATATTATTATTGCCATGATTATGTGCTCCATGATATTGTCCTTGAGTATATCTTTGTGACCATAATTGCCACTTATCAAGAGACTCAAGTGGGCATTCTCCACTATACTTATCACTTAATTGACCTGTAAATTCATTAGCAATGTTATTCAAATCATCTTGCATTATGTCAGCAAAACTATCAAAATATGGCGGACGAGTATCATATTTGTAATAATCAGTTAAACAATCTGAACATGACTCTATATCCTCATCATCAAATTGTATTAGTTCGAGCAACTTAGATTTCTTATTCTGCCAATCATTAACACTAAACTTACTCAATCCTATGGCAAATAATAAAGAATGTTCAATCATTTCTTTCTATCTCGTTTGCGTAGTTTAGTGCCTGGTTTCTTAAAATCCGCCTTAAGTTTCTTCAGAAACTTTAAATGATTAGGATAAACTAAGTTATTTAATTCTTTCTTAGTTTGCCTTTCTTCCTTAGTCATCTTTTAAATCTTCAAAGTAAATGCCATTTAATTCTTCAGTATTCCATTCAGTTAGATCATCTAAGAATAAATCAGAATCATCCTCGCCATCATACGTCATTTCGTGCATAATTGCTTCAGCATCTTCAAGACGAAGATCATCAACTAATTTAGTCATTTGATTAGCATAATGATTGTCTATTTCTTGTAGGCATTGTTGACGAATCTTATCAATCTGTCTCATACCATACGCCTCCATAATTTTCATTATACTATCTAGTCTATTTTCTGGCAATAGATACCTGCGCTTCACCTTTTGTAAAGATAGTATCTACAACTGATTTTAGACGCCTCTCTGTACCTATTCCAATATTAGAATATACTGGTACAAATAATTTGCCAAATGGTTTATGGTATCCCTCGAAATTGCCTGGAATTAGGTCACCAGCATCAATATGTCGTTTGTCGTTATCATGTAAACGAATAACTCTACCAATAGTTTGTGCCATACTGATAAGATCTAAGTTTCTAAGTAATATGCAACCAGTTAATCCTGATACATTCATACCCTCAGATAATATACTATGATGAAACATAACAAATTTCTTAGATTCATCCTTGCCCCACTTATTCATAATATCAAAGAATACTTTCCTTGATACTTTCTTACCATTAATGATAGCACCAAACTTAGATGTTATGTGCATAACATTATATCTCATTTCATGGCATATTGCCATAAAATCAGTTTTAGTAAGTAGTTTATGAATATTACTGGTAGATTTGGCAGTTATTAATACTTTAGTCATGTGATCCTCAGTCTTAAGAGCATCAATGATTGCCTCTTTCTCCATCAATTCTTGACTCTGAAAGAAACCACAATTATACTTCTTTGCTTTAACATCAGGAGGCAATATGTATCCCCTTTTAACTAAATCAGGAGCAGGCACATCAACAATTCTCTTGCCAAATATACTTTCATCATTCATACCAGTCTTAACATCAGATTTAGACTCTTTAGGCGTAGCAGTAAAGAAATAAGAACGACTAACCTTAGTGGCAAAGTGTTTAACCGCCTCAATATAGTTCTTTTGTACGCTGTTATGTGCCTCATCAAAGTATATTGTATCAACATCAATCTTTGATGTCATTACCTTGTGAAGTGACTGATAAGTAGAGAATATTAATTTGTGACCACTACTATTCTTATGCCAAAGATTTATCTCATCTATCGCAGTTGTTGTCTCATAGGGTGTCTCACCACTATGAACATGTAATATATTAACATTAGTAATATGTTCTATAAACTCAGCACATAACTGCTGTGCTAATAGTATTCTAGGAGCAACAATTACTATTGTTTTGTTATCTCTATTACCGAGATTAAATAGATGCCTTTCAGCATCCTTAATCATACAAATAGTTTTACCACCACCAGTAGGTACAATGATTTGCCCCTTACTGTGCTTCTGCATGGTATCAACTATTTCTGATTGATGTTCACGCAGTTTCATAAATTTGTCTCAATAATAATATTATAGAATAAAAAACCCCTGCTGTGCAGGGGCATGTGACAGTTCTAAAACTGTTTCAACAGTTTCTCTGTCTCAGGGTCAAATACTTCTTTAACGCCTTCAATATTACTTAACCAGTCATCCTCAGTTTCTTGCTTTGTTAATTCAAGAAACTCCATGCCTAGATCAAATTCATCCATAGTAAAAATGCAATTCATCAATAGTATTATGGCATGCCCTATACTATCTGGCAACCACGAGTGGACACTTACCCAACTGGTGGCGGAACTGGTGCATCATGTGGATGGGGAGCAGGTGCGCCTTCCATATCAAATTTATTAGAGGCACTCTCAAGTTCTTTAGTACCTTTAAGTACATTAATGTCAGCAACTAGACCTAAAATATCATCTTGCTGTTTAAGTAATGAGGCATGAACCATTGACTCTAATGTAGTTAATCTCTCATCAAGATTGCCAAGAGTTTTCATAGTTTGCTGTAATTGTTTTTGCAATCTATCTACTTTGCCTGAAGTAACTGCCTCCGCTGCTGCTGGTGCATTAAGTGAATCGTAACCCATAGTAATATCAAATCTGTTAATATTTAGAGGAGCATTTGTATTAATTTTGAGGCGGAAACTACTACCATAAATGATAACATTGCCACCACATCATACGCCCTAGTTCTTATAAAGAATGGTATGCTCAATAAGCATGCTATTGCATGTAATATTGTACCATAAAGTACACTATAATGCAATACAATAAAATAGGCAGATACGACCAATACTGATCCTATCTGCCTGCTGATAGTTATAGTTCTCATCTTAAGTATAGATAACCACCTGCCCAGTCACAATTAGCATACATTGCCTCACGTTGATTAATAATTCTCATATCATATCTTACGTGCTTTGCTGGTGCCCTCCATGAAGCAGGTTTATAAACTTCACCTGTATTCTTATCAACAAAGGCATGAACTGATCCATCCACATACTCGCCATTACGCCAGTCTTGATGGATGATCTTGTAGTATTTCTTGCCCTTTTGGATGCGAAACTTCATCATTTCTTCATCCATTTCAATTTTCCTTATTCTCTCTTGTAGATAAGGAGTAAGTTCATCAGCATTATTTCTGATACAACTTCTTAGTGAATAATCCTTGTAATTTCTCTCAAGAGCACGACATAAATCAGTTGTCCATCTTAATACTAATACTTGCAACTGAGATTCAGTTGGTTGTTTGTAATCTGCTGGCACTTTGATTGATGACATAATATAAAAAAAATAAAGAATGTTGAGAGAGTGGGACTAACTTATCAAGGTTTCACCTTGGAGTCCAAATTTAACTACTGGGAATCGCTTACACCTGAACCCTCTTAAAGAGGCAGTAGAACCACATATCCCTCAACATTTATATAATACTATCAAACGTCATACAGTTCAACCACTCTTGTGCCACTTTCTGGACTGTCCTTCTCCCAATGACGTATTACACCAGCAGTAATGAAGCAGTTAGTAACAAGATAAGTAAGAAGAATAATAGTCCTAATAATACAAACTGCATTATCATACTTTGCAGTTTTATTATCCTCGAAACTTCCCAAGGCATACTTCCATACTCTCCAAATCATAAATCTGCTGGGTCAGATGGCATATTATTAGGAATAATATTCATCCTAATTCTATCTACAACTCTAGGCACCAGTTTGCTACCATCAAATGAACAAGATCCATCCGCTTGTTTATTACCAAGCGTTTCACATAATGCCTCACCTACCATTTCATATAAAAATGTAGTTGTTCTAGGTGATTTGCTGATGTATTCTATAACTTCCATAGTCATAGCATCCGCTAACTTCTCTACTGTTTCTTTAGATAATGACATTATACTGATTTAGGAAATAATTGAACCTTTTCAGTACCAAATCTGCCCTGTGCCTCAACTTTAGCATCAGAACCAAAAGGCGATATACTCTCAAACTCTTTTGAGAAAAGTCTATTGTTGATAATAACTTTTGCCTCCCAAAGTGCCATAATAATAATAAAAATAGGGTGCGAGAAACAAAATGGACGTATCCATTTGTTTCTCCATAGGTATTATGGCATACTACTCAGGATTTGGCAAGTCACTCACTCCATGAGGCGGATTTAACTCTTGATCCATGCCCCAATGATCCTTTAATCCCTTACGGGCATTGAATGCTCTCGCTCTTTCTTCTTGAGTTAAATTAACAACTCGCCAACCATAATCGCCGTTAGTTAATACTGTTGGCATAAAGTTCATTGCTATAGTAATTCTATTCTCACCTTTATTGAGATTATATCCATGTATTACTTGTGATGGAAATAATAATAACTCGCCTTCATTTGATATAACTTTATTATCCTGATTATAATCTGTATATTTAACTGGCAAATTGATTAGTGAAGGTTTATACTGTTGATATAAACTCTCAGAATTAGTGAAATGTGTATTTACATGTCCTTTTGTATCATCAAAGTTCACATAATATACACCACTTAGATAAGAATTACCATGACAATGTGGATGTTGATATGCTCCTTCGCCTGATATATTAAACCAACTATCTGTTACTTGTATGTGTTCTTGTATGTAATCACCTTTAACATCACGAGCAAATATTAATGCCTGTTCTTCCATCCAACTTCTCAATCTTCCATATCTTTTATCATCCATCAATATAGAATAATGTCCAATATGTTTTAAATTACCACTATCAATATTATAATCTAAATTGAGAACATCTTCCTTACTAATATGATCTAGCACAGTCTCTTTAACCTTATCAGCAAATGGACAAGGAATAATGGCAACAGGCGTAGGCAGAATACTTAATACTTCCATATCAATTAAAATCAGGATTGTCCCATAATCTACTCCTAAATGTAGTCATGGCAGTGTGTCTCTCTTCTTTAGTTAATGGTTCTACTCTAAAAGAATTAATATATCTAGGCATCAGATTACTGGATATAGTAATTCTATTATCTGTATGGTTAGTTCTATAACCATGAACACAATTAGCACGCCAAAGTAACAATGAACCCTCTAATCCTACCACTTCATTGACTTCATTATACTTTGTTCTCTTATCATTTGTCAACATATATGGTAGGTAATCAGGATACTGTTCGCTATCATTAGGTTTATAAAAATATGTTGGCGAGTGTGACGAATCATCAAAGTTTACATAATATAAGGCACATACAACAGCATTTATATGATAATGGGGTCTTTGATAACCACCACTCTGACATACATTCATCCAACTATCTGTTAATATAAAATCAGATGTATCATAGTGAAGTATATCTCTGGCATATATCTCTGCCTGTAATTCTATCCACTCTCTAAAATCTTTGTACTTATCATTAGATAACGGTGAATAATAATCAAAATGTTCTAGTGATTTCTCAGCAGAATCTCTTTTCTTATGTTCATATTCATTACCATGATTATTAATCTCATCTATAACTAACGACTTAAGTTTATCATGTTCAGGATATATTACTACACCAAGATTCTCTGGTAATATATCAACTACCTTCATGCCCAGTTCCCCATATTTTCTCTACAAAATCAGGTGGCAACATCTCTTTAGCACATTGAGATGTATTAAAACTGACTGTTATTCTATCATGTTCAGTCTTATTAACTCTACTACCATGTTCTAACCACGATGGAAATAGGTATAGATGATCCTCTTTAATAGGCACATCATGGAAATACTGTCCATAAGGTGTTTCTTTTATGTTATGAACACACATCATGTATGGTTGTAATGGTGATACAACATAGAAATTACCAAAATCGCCCGCAGGAAGTTCTACATAAAATGCACCACTAATAACACTAGACTCATGCCTATGTCTCTCAGTAAATCCACCCTTAGGCAGTATATTATACCAACCACCACTAATAACTACAGGCCAGTTGCCTACTTTATCTGAGAAATGATTACAACACTGCTGAAATGTTGCCAACATTGGTTCGGATACTGGATCTCGCAATGGATCCCACCCACCATGAGAACTCACTCCATTTACAGCGAGTGAATGTTCATGGTTTTTGCCATTAGATTTAATATGTTGTTTGAAGTCATCAAGTCCTGGCGCACCAGTCAAATCATACTCTTCAAATAATACAGGAAATAGATCCATGTTACCACTTACTATAATCTATGTTAAGAACGACTCTTAAGTCAGAATCAGTACATGATGTACCAGCATGTAATAGATCGCCTGGAAATATCACTGCCCTATTCTCTTTTGATACTACTTTCTGTCCATCCTCAAAATATGTATAACCATCACAATCATTGAAATATATCACACAAATACTATAGTCTGGCACATTAGGATATGGTGGATCAGGACTATCGCAGGGGCCTGTGATGTCTACATGTAATGGTTTCTCTTGTATCTTTGATGTTCTTGCTGTTGCATTAAACTTAACACGCCTAATACCAAATGGATTGATTGTAGCAAATACTGGACGGATCCTATTGAAAACATCACTTATAGGAGCACAGTCAGCATAACAGGAATGAGAGAACTGTGGACAACCATCATTGTCCCTTACTGAACTAGGCGAGTGATACCAAGGCATTTGCCCACCAAGAACATAGTCCTTGATGGGCGTAAATACCTCCTCTGGTAAGAAGTCATCATAAACTTCTATGTTCACATTGCCTCCACCACTCTTAGGTAGATCTGAACAAGTGTATCATCCTCTATAACCTCTGCCTGTTCATTAAGGACACCTTTTTTATTTAAGAGATCCTTCAATGTGTCAGCAAGTAGGATTGCTTGTTCCTCTTTTAGTTCTACATTTATCATAATGTACCTACAGGCATAGAATCAGATTTGTTTCTGTTCTCATCAGTACAAGTAACTTGACCATTTTCGAGAGTAGTTTCACCGCCTTTTGAACGTGGTGTTATGTGATCCATCTGGTATTTAAGACCATCCATTAATTCTGATAATGGAATATCTATACCAGTCAAGGCACACTTACCATTCTGTCTCCTCCACATTGTAACCTTCCAAGCAACTGGAAATGCTTTGTTAGGGTCTTGTTGGATCAGTACATCCTCAGGCAATGCTGGAAGAATATCACCATATATTTCATGGTCATTACCCATAACTGTATATACTCCTAACCTTGCTGTTCTATGACCAGAATCAAATGATCTTTGAACACCAACATAGTCCCTAGCGTTGGTTCCTTTTGCATCTTTCCATAAGATCTTATCAGAACTCTTCGCTGTGTCATAGGTTTCTACGAACCATGTAAAGAATTCTCTATGATTGTTTATCTTATAGTTGTTTTGACCCAACCAATGAAGCACCATAAAGAGATCAAATCTTGTTGCCTCATTCGGTAACAGTTTTTTCTTCTCTTTATCATAAAGTGTGCAAAGATATTGCATCTGTTTGATGATACTCTTTACCAACTTACTTTTACCGTACTCCTCCATTGTGTTATCATAAGCAGCATCTCTTTCTGCTTTGTTGATATTACCAGTTCTGGTTATATGAACAAATCCAGAGACTATCCACTCTTCATGACTCCTTCTATCTCTTGTACCTTCAGTCCAGTAGTTAGTAAACAATGCAAAGTACTCTTCAGCAATCTTCCTTACTTCTCCAGACAAGTTACATACAATGGCATTCCTTCTCTCTTGTTGATTTAACGTAACACCATCATTAATGGCAAGGAATAGATCGTGAAGTTCGGCGTGTGTTGCTTCAGTTACTTTAAATACAATCAACTGGACTTCATCGTCAAGATGTTGTCTCACCATTTGTGGTAATGTACTATACTTTCTGTTACCTTTAGCAGGTTTCCAGTGTTCATAGTTACCGTACTTTATTCCACTAATCTTATGGTCGCATAGACTAAGTGCATATTCGTCATTAACGAATCTAGCAATCGCTCTAGACCTATTGTTGCCATCTATACTTATCCAAGTATATTTTTTGGCATGTAATTTCTGAAAATACTCGTAATCGTGGGAATCTGTTCCTAAAGTCTTAGCACAGTATTCCATGCAAGATTCCACATGTGCCAATACTATTGGTGTGGGGCAAGAATTTGCCAATACAGATTTTAGGAATTTTCTTCTTTGAAAATCACTCCATCTCTCCTTAGACTGGAAATGGAGATCCAAATATATCTTATTTGAATTCTGGGCGCTTGCAAGGGATCCAAACCCTATCTTTTGATGTGTCATAATAATTAGACTGTTTAGCGGTCATGACCTCCAGACTTTATCAGTCCCTTAGTCCGACTTACATATACAATAACCCACTTGGTAAGGTTTGGCAAGCGATCCAATTTACGAACTGGTCTCTTCCTTTTTCTCTGATTCCAAGACAGTCAGCATTTCTATGGCGCCCTGTATCTTGAGAAACTCCTCTTTCTTGACTTCAAACTGTTTTTGCATTTCTTGAATCTCTGTTTGGAGTTCCTGTGCTCTCGTTTGTAAATTCTCTTT